ATACCACAATCTTTCCGCGCACTTACCCCCTCTCACTACATTCTCTAACTGGGCAACTTTGCTCAGCTTTACCCCCTCTCGCCACGTTCACATATAGGGCAAATTTAGCCCTACCCCCAAGCTATTTTATTTTGACACCGTCACGTTTTTCTGCTTGACACCGTCACGGTCCTATGTAATTGTGACGCCGTCATGGACGCACCCAAGTGCCGGTTATGCGGTGAGAAGCACACGGGTACTTGCCTGGAGCATTTCCAAGCGAGCACGGCGAAAGTCCGCAGGAAAACCGAGGTGAAAGATGAAGTGCGACATGCTGATCCTGCTTCACCTGATAACGATCACCCTCCTCCTGATTCTGATCGGGTTGAGAGTCCTAAAGTGGATAAAAGAGCACCCACCCCGAGACCGGGTGTAGGCAAGCATTGCCCTACCTGCCGTTGTGAGAACCCCAAGGTTTACTCAAGCCACGCCGAGCGCCAGCGGGCCTACCGGGAGAGGAAAAAAGCATGAAGTCTAATCCGCCCACTTCGGGGAGCCGGGAGTCTTCGACCATGAACGAGGACGCAGCGGATAAGCAGGCCGAGGAAATCGTTAAGCAGTTGGCTACGGTTGTTGGGCGATTTGGAGCGTTGGCACAGCCGGTGAGTAATCAGATCGTCGCCGCCGCGCTCCGGGAGGCACAGGCCAAAATAGCTAATCTCAAGGCGGAAGCGGGTTCCAATCATTCGTTGCTCAATGACGTGCAGGCCGAGCTAAACGAAGCCCGCCAGCAGGCCGAGCAGGCGGCAGAGCGGCAACGGGAAAAGGATGCCGAGATAGTAGACGCAGAACCAGAATGTCCAGGCGATATGCCAGACGAAATGTTTTCATTACTCAGAAACGACCGCGATGCAATGTCTGAGGCAATACGGGCGTCGGTGAGATTAACTAAGCGGAATATAAAAAGCGCCATACTTGCGCAGCCATGAATTGGCTTGACGAAATAAAAGAAATTATCGCGGATAAAATGGGCGAGATTGAGTGTAAAAAGTGCAAGCGCCGAATCGCCTTAACTAAGCGCACAGTAAAAATTTATCTGCGCAAGGGCTGGCCGGAGTGCTGCCAGGAGACAATGAGTCTTGTTTCTAAACAGGTGAAGCCATGAAGCTTGTAAAACGCGCCTGTCTCGCCGTCCTAAACGGCGTGATGATCGGCTTTCTCATAGTGGGAACTTTATTCATAGTGATGTTTTTTCCTGAGCGACGCCAATGAATTATCTCGTTACAGGCGGCTCCGGATCCCTGGGCACCGCGCTCATTTCACGTTTCACAGCCGATCCCGCGATCGGGCGCATCGTGGCGCTCTCCCGCGACGAGTACAAGCAGTCACAGTTAGCCGCCCGGTTTACCGACAAGCGGCTTCGCTGGTTTTTAGGCGATGTCAGGGACAAGGAGCGGCTCTCCCATGCGCTACACGGTATCGACGTGGTGATTCACGCCGCGGCGCTGAAGCGGGTCGATTCGATTTCCTACAATCCCGCCGAGGTGATCAAGACCAACATCCTCGGCACCATGAACGTGATCGAAGCAGCGTGGCAGAACCGGGTCAGGAAGGTCATCGTGGTGTCCTCGGACAAGGCCGTGGAGCCCATGAATGTGTACGGCATGAGTAAGGGGATGGCCGAGCAGTATGCGATTGCGGCGAACAGTTACACCGCGCCCTCGGGCACCAATGTGGCGGTGGTGCGCTACGGCAATGTGCTCGGATCGCGCGGCTCGGTAGTGGAATGCTGGCGCAATGAGAGCAAGGGATTGAGAACTGAGCCCTACCAGGTGAAAGTGGCGCCCTGCACGCGCTTCTGGCTGACGATGGCTCAGGCCGTGGATTTCATTCTTACAGTCCTCCCCAAGATGTGCCCCGGCTGGATCTACGTGCCCAAGCTCAAGGCCGCCTGGGTCGTGGAGCTCGCCAACGCCATGAATCTCGAAGTCATCGGCACCGATGAGCTTCGCTCGGGCGGGGAGAAGCTTCACGAGAAACTTCTCTCAAGCGACGAGCTTCACCGCCTTTACGATCTCGGCTTTGGCTTTGGGGTGAAGCCTGCCGTCTCGAGCTGGGATTATCCTGGGCCACCGGAGCAGTTCAAAATCCTGAGAGGCGAGTACACCTCGGAGAGCGCCGAGCAATTATCGGTGGAAGAACTGAGGGCCATGCTGTGATCTGGCTTTTGCTCTGGATTACTTATTACGCCGATACTGGAGCGGTGAAGAATATTGAAGCGATGGGTTTCAAAAACAAAGCCCATTGTGAGATTGAACGTAAGGAAAAAGTGAAGCTAACAGATAGTGCGTGGTGCTTCGAAGTAAAGGTCCACGAATGAAAGTTCTCTACCTCGGCGGCAAGACCGCCGGCCTGATCGGCCTTTTAACTTTACTTTCGCGCGGCATGCGCCCCGACGTGGTAGCGTACAGCGAGGATATTTTCGACTTGGCCCACCACCACGAGCTCAAATTTTTTTCATTCGGGCAGCTTCAATATCTCGGCCCGTGGGATCTCCTCGTGTCGGTTCACTGCCGAAACATCATACCGAAAGCCTTTCTGGACTCCCTACCCTTGGGAGGCCTCAACCTCCATCCATGCCTGAACGCCGGTCAGGGTTATAAAGGAGCATCGCCGGTTCGGCGGGCCCTGGAGAACGGCGAAACCGTTTTCTCGGTTGCGGCTCACAAAATGACGCCGCAAGTGGATGGAGGCCCCGTCGTGGTGGAGCGGTTTATCACAATACCGCGCTCCGATGAGCTGGTTTATACGGAGAAAGAAATTTACGCGGCTTTGTATCCTTTATATAGTATCGTGCTCTCGGAGGCCCTAGACCAATTGCTCAGCTCACGCACATAGACCTGTTTTCCGGCATCGGCGGCTTTGCTCTAGCGGCAAGATGGGCGGGATTCAAAACCGTAGCGTTCGTGGAGATCGACCCTTATGCGCAGGCAGTCATCAGGCAGAACTTTATGGCGCACACCGGATGCCACGCCGAGAGGACCGAAACACCATCCGGATGCGAAGGCGGGAAATCACTCTCTGCAAACCCAGGTCTATTTACAGACATCCGAGACTTTGACGGAGCCGCCTTCAGAGGAGCAACTCTACTTACCGGCGGGTTTCCTTGCCAGCCATTTTCCCAGGCCGGGAAGCGCGCAGGCACGAAAGATGACCGCCACCTCTGGCCGCAGATGCTCCGAGTTATATCACAAGCCCGGCCCGCTTGGGTCGTTGGTGAGAACGTTGCTGGACTCGTCACGATGGAGCTCGACCAGTGTCTTTCTGACCTGGAAGGTGAAGGCTACGCCTGCCAATCGCTTGTTATTCCAGCTTGCGCCGTCGATGCCCGACACCGGCGAGACAGAGTGTGGATTGTTGCCCACCGTGACCGAAACGATGAACCAGCTCTGTCCGTCGATGCAGGAGCGCTATGCCAACCCGATACTCTGGGCCACGCCGACGGAGCAGGACTCGAGCAACGACGGCGGGCCGAGCCAGTACCAGCGCCACAGCCTGCCGCTCAATGCGGAAGTGAAAATGTGGCCGACGCCGTGCGCTCAGGAGGACAACAAATCACCCGAGGCGCACATGGCGATGAAGCAGAGAATGAAGGGCGGGCCGCGCAATACGATCACGAGCTTGCAGGTTGCGGCGAAGATGTGGCCGACGCCGAAGGCGGTTTCCAGTGGCGACAGTCAGACGTGCCGGCATCACAAGCCGCACGATTTACAGACCGCTGTGAATGGGAGCCTGAACCCGACGTGGGTAGAGTGGCTCATGGGGTACCCGCTCGGGTGGACCGCCTTAAAGGACTCGGCAATGCGATCGTTCCGCAGGTCGCGTATGAAATCCTGAAAGGAATTTATGAGTTGTCTTGCCATCATTCCGGCCAAATCTAAATCGCGCCGGCTGCCGAATAAAAACTTTCTGAAGATCGAAAACGAGACTCTCTGGGAACGAGCATTACGCTGCGCCAAGAAAGCCGAGATCTTCGACGGCTATGCCGTCAGCAGCGACGGCGTGACCGATTACCTGCCGAGGCCCCAGATTCTTTGCGACGACCAGGTGCAAACCGCCGCAGTCGTATTCGATGTGCTCGCCCAGGTGAGCTACATGTACGATTCGTTCTGCGTGTTGAATCCCTCCTCGCCATGCCGCACGCCGGAGATGCTCAAGGATGCGTACAAGGAATTTACCGAGCTTCAGGTGGACTGCTTTTACTCCACCGACGGGCGGCATCATCACAACGGGGATTTTTTATTCTGGCAAACCCTGCCCTTTTTGCGCTATATCTCGCGCAACATCATCCCGTACTCGGGATCGTTTCCCTCGGTCAGCGGGGACTTCACCTATGCGGGGAAATTGACCGACGGCATCGATGTCAACACCCTGGAGGATTTTGAAAGTGCCGAGCGAGCCATACAACGTCGTTAAGGATTTCGAAGCCGCGCTCTGCGAGTACACCGGGGCTAAGTACGCTGTCACTACGAATAGCTGCACCAATGCGCTCTTACTATGTTTGGAGTTTATGGATACAAAAGACATAGTAGTTAATATACCACGGTTGACTTACGTTGGAGTAGCTCAAGCTATACTCAATGCGGGAGGAAAAGCAAGATTCAGAGATGAGGACTGGCATGGAACTTATTACTTAAAGCCTTACAAACTCATCGATGCAGCGCGTAGATTTACCTCTAAAATGTATGTTCCGGGTACTTTGATGTGTGTAAGTTTCCACGCATCAAAGATACTAGGAGATACTCAGGGCGGGGCAATCCTACTAGATAACGCAGCTACTACAAATTACTTAAAAAGAATGCGTTTCGATGGCAGAACAGAAGGCGTACCGCCCAACGAAGATACTTTTATCAAAGGTCATCATTGTTATATGAGCAACGATGTTGCCGCGCGCCTGTTACTCAAGCTCTACTCTCTACCGAAACACAATGAGGATTTACCACGGGACGACTACGCTGATTTATCACAACAGGAAATATTCAAATGAGCTGGATAGAAAGTGCCAAGCGCTACAAAGACACTCTCGGCTGGTTTATTCTGCGTTACAAAGATAGCCAACAACTTCAGAAACTTTTTACTCAGCATCAACAAATGGTAGATGAGGCCATTAAGGATGTGGAAGAAGATGATAACCAAATGGACCGCATCGAAATCAAGCTCGACCAGATTTTAGAGATATTGAACAAATGAAAACTTTCATCATCGCCGAAGCAGGATCGAATCACGAGGGAAAACTGGACAAAGCAAAAAGGTTGATACACTTGGCTTACGCAGTCGGATGCAATGCAGTCAAGTTCCAGTTTTGTAGTAGCTATGAGAAGCTTGCCGACAAAAGAAAGACAAAAATATTCTATCCTTTCTCCATCGATCAGGGATGGATACCCGAGTTGGTACAGGCGTGCAAGAATAAAGTAGAGTTCATGTGTTCTTGTTACTTGAAGGAAGACATAAAAGTCATCGAGCCGTGGGTAGGAATCTTCAAGGTGGCAAGCTTCGAGGCCAACGACCAGGAGTTTGTCTTTGCCCACCCGCAGGATCGCATCACCTTAGTCAGTAACGGCACTTACTACGACGGCATGGTGAAAAATCTCTACTGCTGCCCGCAGTACCCCTGCCCCGACGAGCAGTTAAAGTTGCAGCTGATGTTCGACGAGGACTATCAGGGGTTATCGGACCACAGCAAAAACCCGCTGACCGGCGCTCTGGCCGCCGCTATGGGCGCTGAGTTCATCGAGTTTCACTTGAAGCTTGCCGACACTTCGCCTGACTGCCCGGATTTCGAGGTTGCAAGAAATCCCAATGAGGCGCATGAGTATGTGAGGAATATTCGGGCCGCCGAGGTGCTCCTTGGATAAGCTATTAAAAGTCGAGGAAGTGGCCGCGATTTTAAGTATTGCCCCTGCCACGGTGCGCCAGATGTTATGGCGCAAGGAATTGACCCGCGTGAAAATCAACCGTGCAACACGAATACGCGAAAGTGAAGTCGAGGCATTAATAAGGTTAGGAACAGGCAAACCGGCTATGCACTTTCCAAAAAAGAAAATCAGCGCAGTAAAATAATGGATGACACACGAAAACTGATGGAGCAGATGCTCCGCGCGCAGGAAGAGCTCTACAACCGCCAGAGCACAGACCCGCTTTTTACCTATGAGCCAACCCCCAAACAAAAACCGTTTATAGAAAGCGTGCTCCATGAAAAAAAATGGGAAAACTGGTACTGCGCGGCTAACCGCTCGGGAAAAAGTGATGCAGGCTCATATTGCGGCGCTGCGCTTGCTCGCTTCGGTCAGGATCCTAAAGGTTATTCAAAGGCTAGAGGCAGTGACATCGAAGTTAGAGACAGAGCTACGTCTGGGTGGGTTTCCTCTGTCACTTACAAAGAAAGTCGCGACATCCTGCAGCCGAAGTATTTCAACAATGGATTCTGTCCTCCAGGAGCTCGGGCACCGTTTATCCCAGATCGAGAGGTTCAGGAGTGGCGAACCTCCGACCAGATTCTCAAGCTTAAAAGCGGGTCGATCGTCGGGTTTAAATCAGCGGAAAGCGGGGTTTCCTCGTATCAGGGAGTCGAAAAAGACTGGATCCACTTCGATGAAGAGCACCCCAGGCAAATCTACAACGAAGCAGCTATCCGAGTCGGCGCAGGTAAACGTCTTAAAATATTCGGCACCGCTACCCTTCTCCCTCCTGAAGGCAAAGTGGGTGGAGTCACTTGGGTCTATTCCGAAATCTTAAAACCGTTTCTGGATGGTAAACGCCATGACATCGGATGTTTCTCAGCATCGATCTACGACAATCCACATTTACTGCCCGAAGAAATTAAACGACTCGAATCACGATACCCTCCTGAGTCTAATGAGGGTCGCATTCGACTTGGTGGAGAATGGTTGCCAGGTCTATCTGGAAGCAGAGCTTACCCTCAATTTAACGCTGGCATTCATGTTAGAGAGCAGCCGGAGCCATGGCCCAACCGGCCGCTAGTATGGTGCTGGGACTTTAACGTCACACCGCTCATCACCACGGTCGGGCAGCGCGACGGGCATATGTTTCGTTACTTCCACGAGTTCTACATGGACGAGGGCAACATACCGGAGATGTGCCAGTGGTTCATCGATTTTTATCCGCGACACTTTGGGGAGATCTGGATCTATGGTGACGCTACAGGAAAGAATCGAACGAGCCAGACTGGAATTAGCGATTATCGTACGATTCAGAACCATATGCGACGCTATCCATCACCAGTGCGTCTTAAAGTTCCGGAAAATAATCCGCCTGTGCCCGACAGGATTTCTGCGGTTAATCGAGCGCTCAAGAATGAAGATGGTGAATCCATGGTTGAAATCGATCCGAGTTGCGAGGCGCTTATACTAGATTTCGAGCAGGTGCTGCGCGACCCGCGCGGGGGACTGAAAAAAAGCACTGACAAGACCGACCCGTACTTTTTCCGCACGCACGCCAGTGACGGCGTGGGCTATCACATAGCGTACGAGGAGCCGGTGAAGAAAGTCAGCGACTTGAATCAATACCGGCAGGTCAATATCAAAACACCGAGTTATGGATTTGCCCGATGAACATCATCTCACTAGGGGCAGGCCGTCAGTCATCCACCATGTCATTGATGGCGGCGCACGGCGAGATAATGCCGATGCCAGATGCCGCGATCTTCGCCGATACTCAGAACGAACCAGCCGCGGTTTATAAATGGCTTGACTGGTTAGAAAAAGAATTGCCCTTTCCAGTTTGGCGGGTGAGCAAGGGTGACTTGAAGGCCGAGACTCTGCGGCCAAGAGTGAGCAAGAACAACGGCAAGACGTATTACAAGCTATATATCCCGAGCTACGGCGAGCATGGGCCGATACCGCGTAAGTGTACACATGATTTCAAGCTAGTTCCGATCTACCAAAAGGCCCGGTCATATCGGCCAGTGACGGCATGGATTGGGATCAGCCTCGATGAAGCGTGGCGCATGAAAGACCCGTTTCGAAAATGGACGACCAACCGTTATCCGCTGATCGAGAAGAACATGCGCGTAGGCGACTGCATTCGTTGGATGGACCGTCACGGTTATCCGGAGCCGCCGCGTTCGGCTTGCACTTTTTGCCCGTATCATAACGATAAGGAATGGCGGGAGTTGCCAGCAGCGGAGTTTTCAGAGGCAGTTGAGTTTGAGAAGGCGCTTCAGGCTGTGGTGCCGGGAGAATACTTGCACCCCTCAAGGGTGCCGCTCAATCAGGTGGACTTCTCCACCGACGAAGACCGCGGACAGCTCAACATGTTCAACAACGAGTGCGAGGGCATGTGCGGGGTTTAATATGAATTTGCCAGATAACGCATGGACCGAGTGATCGGGCAAGGGAATGCTACCGATGCCGGATCCAGTAGAAGTAAAACTCTGCCGAAACTGCGGCCGGCAGCTTTTCAAGTCCAACGAAAGAGCTTGTGGTATCTGCACCTGGTGTGTAAAGATAGCCGCCGACGCTTATGCACCCATAAACATTCCCCAGCCTCGGTACAAAGGGACCAACCTTGGCGACCAAGAAGAAGACGGTTAACGCCGAAACTGCCGACAAAGAAATCACCAAAGACGGGCTCACCGTTTTACACTGCATCCGCGAGGCAAAGCGCGAAGCCGCCGACGCCAAGCGCGACCGCATCAAATTAAACAAGCAGAACTTCAATACCTACCTGGGAGTCCAGGACTTCGGCTACAAGCAGGCCGGCCAGTCACGCGAATTTCTCCCCAAATTAGCCGTGGCCACCGAGCAGTTCAGCTCGTTTATCAAGCAGGGCCTGGTCGCCTACGGAAACTGGTTTTCCGTCGATGTCCCGCCGCATTCGCCCTTGACCGACAACGAGGTGCGCGAGCTCCTCAAGTGTTTTCTGGACAATCTCGCCGACGGCATGCGCGAATACAGCACTTTTGCCATGCGCGCCTCCGATGGCGTCAAACTCTCACTTTTAGAAGCGGTCATCACGTTCAAGATCCACGGGTACGAGGTGTCGGAGCAGTCGTATCGGGTCGAAAGAGGAGATCGGAAGAGCGTCGTGTAGGGAAA